AGCCACATATTCAGGACTGTCAACTTGATAAACATCAGTATCTATAATTGCCACAGCATATGAATACATCTTACCTATATTGATATGTGAAATGATATACCAAAGATTAGATCTAGTGCTATCAAGTATATATTGTTTTGGATCATTTGTTTCAGCTAATATTTTTTGTTCATTTGAAAGTAATAAGTCATATTCATCAAGGATTGGAATAAGGGAATTATTATTGATATAATCTTGAACGTCTTTGTATAATCCTGCATAAGACACATTTTTAGCATTAGTAGCCTTATAAACAATACGATATATATCAGTCATAATTTTCATATAAACATTTTTAATCTTATCATAATCAGGGACAGAACTTTTATCAGAATATATATAGTCAAAAAGTGAGGTATCAATACCAACATCACTTTTGGTAATACTGATATTAGGTAGTCTGATATGTAAATATGCTTTATGAATAAGATCACCAATACGAGGAGGAATAAGTTCAGATTCGTGATTGAATTTTATATTATCATTGAAATCTAAGTAAATTGATTCCATACCGAAATTAGTATAACGACGATAGACCATTTTATAGAATGTGATTTGTGGAGAACCAGTAAGATATACTTCATCTGCTCCATATGATACAATATTAATTAAACCTCCAGCCATATGAATATGATTTAATAATTGTAAATAATAAAATAAATATATATTGTTCTCATTAAATTAATCTAATCTAATATTATTAATGAGTCTTATGGAAAAAATATTAACAGTTGAACACCGGAAAAATCAATACACACTTGTCAAAATAAACCATTCTAATACAACCATTCCAATATTACTTGATCGTTCAATCTATAAAAAAATTAGATCATTAAACAAAAAGTGGTATATTAACGATAAAAATCATATATACTGTCTACACCAAAAAAACGAAACAACATATCCAGTATATTTGCATGATATTGTCATAAAATTGAGTGACAATACAGAATTCAAATATAATGTTCCAGTATTACACATTAATAATATTCATTTTGACAATAGATTGGAAAACTTGCAATATGACATTAAAAATAAAGACTATTCCAAAAATATGAAGAAAAAAAAGAGGACAATTGATCTTGAAGAACATGGAATTGATGTTAATAAATTGCCAACATATTTATGGTATTTGAAACCAGATACAACACATGGGGCAAGATTTGTAATTGATATACCAGGACAAGTTAATTGGAGATCTACAGCATCAAGACATGTATCATTGAAATATAAATTAGAGGAAGCCAAAAAATATTTAAGATATTTGAAGGAAACAAGACCAGAATTATTCAAATATTACAGTATGAATGGTGATATGACAGAAAGAGGGAGACAATTATTCAAAGAATACAAAATGACAATAGCAAAAGCAGGATATACAATTGACGAACCAAAAATAAATAATACAGATTTATTTATTAATGAAGATACAAATGGATTAAATGGTTTTGAAAATTATTTATTAAATAGATTTGATCCTGAAACTGGATTAAATGATATTCAGAAAATCTATGGTGATTATGTTGAACACTCCAAAAAATAAATTAATCAGATAAAACTGAATTAATAGGTCTGCCATTTGTTTTAGAATGCAAACTCATATTATTGGACGGACTAAATAATGTTCTTTTTGAGACAACAAATCCAAGATATACCATGTTTATGATGATCAATGTAATAAATGTGTATTTAACATATGGATATTTTTTATAATCAATTAATTCATCAAAAAAGTAATACAATATAACATAAAATATCAATCTAATTAATGATACAATAAATAAGTATGTTTTATCATAAGACAGACATAATGTATTAAAAATAATTGGAGATGGTAATAATAATTCATATAATTGTTCTTCATAACTTATACAATTATCATTAATTCTATTTCTGATAATTGATCCATCAATATTATCTGTCATTATATACTCATTAATAATAAATTTATTTATCTAATAAATATCATCTAATAAATATCATCTAATAAATATCATCTAATAAATATCAATGCACTTAACCCATTGTCAACTCTCCATACATTGTAACATAATGAATAAGATCTGAATTTGGCTCGTTTAGTAGAATTAACAACATAATTCATTTTAAGATTCAGTTCTATCAAATCAATTTGACTCATATTAGTTGTTCCAGATGGTGTGACATCAACCGGATTAAGTGAATATGAATACATATTACATCCGACAGGAAGATAATTATAAGTGTGTTGGAATGGTTGAATGTTTTGGTAATATGATGTTGTTCTATTGGAGAGTCTGACTTGAGAATTCAATCTGACTGTTGACTCATCAATTAATGATTGGCCAATTGGATCATTTATACTAATAGAATTGAATTGTTTGAATTTCGTTGGATTATTGTCATAATTATCATATGATTTTTTGGTGACATGACTATTTGTATAATTGAATATATCATTATAGTTGTTAATGTAATCTAGTTGTGCTAACCAAACTGTCAATTTGCAAGGTTGATCAATATCTAATTTAACTTTGGGATTTGTCCCTTCAATTGGTAAGTTAGGTGTGAAATATAATTGTTCAATTAGATAGTCATTTTTATTTTGGGCAAATTTGAATCGTTCATCATCATCAAGATATATATAATCAACAAGTATAACAGCATCTTTAATAGAAACATTTTTGAAAGAACGTTTATTAGATGTTAATGATTTGGCATTAATGTCAGGTTTAATAGAAAAATCGGATGAATAACCCTTAATAATCCATTTATCAGATTTGGGTGATGATAATAATGCTGTTTTGGTTGAGTTATCTAGAATAGTGAGATCTCCATCATAAGGGACTCCAACAAATCTATCAGGTGTAATAGAAGTGTAATATAACCGTTTATTAACAATATCATAATAACTGAAGATGCCAAATCTATCAATATTATCAGGTCCTTTTTGATAAAGATATTCAAATGGTTTGAAATTTGCAAGATTACCATCACATTTAATATAATGAGTAGGTGTAACAATATAACAATTTTCCAGATCATTTAATTCGACATTGATTTTGATATCAGAAAATTGGAGGGCTACAAGTGGGAGTGATAATCCAGAAGAACGGCAAAACCAAAAATAGAAAGGTATATACAAAACATATTCATCTTTAGATTCAGAGAAATCAGTTAGTTCAGGAACATTCCCAATAAGTTTATTGAAACCTTGGTCAGAAATATTTTTGGTAGTGAGGATAGACCAGATATATAACCATTCACCATAATGACGGTCAATTACTTTATCATTAATTTCAATTTCAACGGTTTTGACAAGAGCAAAACCGATATATTTGACCCAAGAGAATAAGACAGGTTGTTCACCACTAACATTAATATTAGAATAAGACGATAATGAATTAGATATTTTAGGAATAGAAGGGAGAGTTATTTTGAGACACATTTTTCCGGCAAGATCACCTTCAGGGGAGATGAGACAAGTTCTTCTTTTGCCGAAATCAAGATCATGAATAAAATTTTGAGGTATTTCTTCACGAGAAAAGTTGGTATGTCTTCTATATATAACTTTGAAAAAGGTGATTTGCGGATCTCTACTTAAAAATAGATCTTCTTTACCATAAGCGGCTAATTGAATAATACCACCAGTCATATCGAATATTTTTAAAATTACTCTTAAAAATATTTTATTTAAATTATTTGCACTATTTTAATTATGATTAATTAATTCTTGATTAAAGAGGGACAAGATTAGAAGCACTGGATGATGTTGTAGTAACAGGGGCAGATTGATTGCAACCAGTGGCACTGTCACACATTCTGGGCAAGATGTTTCTGAGGATTTGGGCTACGACTGAGTTTTGGACAGCCAAGTTGGAATCCATGGTGCCGACCAATTGTTTAGCCTTGCATTTAACCCATGATTCAACATCAGAAGTGGTCTTAATATCAGAGAGACTGAGAGTGACGGGATTAACAGATTCGAGATTGTTCAATTCGACACCATAGAATCTAGCTACAGCTACAATTCTGACTAAGAGTGTCATCAATTTGGCCAATTGATCTTCATATTTCTTGAGTTGTCTGATTGTGTTGTTGTATCTTTCGACATCAGTATTATCCAATTCAATACGCATAGATCTCAAAGTAGATCTGAGACTTTCGAAGAGTTTGGCAAAGGCATCAGCAGAGGCAGTTCTGTTAACATCAGAGAGTTCAGATGCCAAAACACCACCCTTCATAGTGGAACCTTTATAGAAACCACCGCCAATAGTGGGGACAACAGAAGTGTAGGGACTTTCGAAAGTGCCAGAGAGAGCACCAGAGAGGAGAGGTGCAATCAAAGAAGAGCTAGAGATAGTGTTAATATCGGCACTTCTCAATGCACTAGCGAGACTATTGAGAGCGGTCTTAGGATCTTTAGAGGCAGTGAGGGGTACATGGCGTTTGAGACCGAGAGAACCAACAGATTGTTGTGTTTGTGCTTTGATAGCCAAACCTTTGTTCAAGATTGAGGGATTAGCATTGCAAATAGCAACGAGACCTCTCAAATAGGTGGAAAGTTTGGGATTTCCATTGACAGAAGTCTTGATATTGTTGTTTGCGGTATTGAGCCATTCATCATAGGATTGGACTTCCTTATATTTGTTACCATTAGCATCAGTGCGTGATTTGCCTTGGAAACCGAAAGTTTTCAAGATTTGGACAACTCTGTCAGGACCGACTTTTTGGAGATCTTCTTTGGCTACACTGAACATATCTTCATCATTCAATTTAGCGATACAAGATGACAAATTCTTGTGGTCACCTGTCAACAAACAATCGGCTACTGTCTTGCATTTACCTTCATCTTTAGACAAATAGGTAGAATAGCAATTTTCGGAGGTGGTTTCATCGTAGTATTTCTTAACACCTTTCTCAATTGTGTAATATTGACCTTTGGAGGCATCATATTGCCATTTGAGACCATAAACATTATCTTCAAAATATGTGAGTGAGTCCAATGTATCATTTGATACGGTCTGAGGTGACGATTGTTTAGCTTCAGCCATAAGAGCTTGTCTCTTGATGACATCGGCAATGAATTTGCCATGATCGAGTGGGAGTATGGGATTTTCTGGTGGTCTATTTAAATATTTTGCATCACTGAAACTAGTTCTCAGTTTAGCAACTGTGTCGATACTGTCAATACTGTCAAATCCCGATTTTACGCCTTTAGTACCATCCTTTTTTGTGTACCATAAACATCTACCATTTTTCCATGGCTTGAGACTGTCAAATCTTCCCAGAATTACTGTTTTTTCTGGGAGTCCGCCACCTTTTGCTACTGCTGGTTCTGTTTCTGCACCTAACGATTGTATACCATCTGTCGTGGCACTGGTGTAATCTTTGGTGTAATAAATTTTACCGGCAACAATTCTTGCATACACATTTTTTGCATCATTTTTATAAATACTAGACCCTATGTCTTTATATCCATTATTTCTGAGGACCTCGCCTAAAGAGGCGAGGGTTTTTGTTTCTTCAACCGAGGGGACTTCAAGAGTAGTTGTCCCAATAATATAATCAATAATCGACCAATGGATGTCATTTTTTTTGGCTTTATTGCCTTTGCAATTAGTTTTGTCAAAATCACTATAATTACTACTATCCAATAACCCTTCAAATAATTCGTTATTCTCTGATTTAATTGCCATATATAGACAATTTTCGACATGACAATCAGAACTAAAGCAATTTTGAAATGATTCTACGGTTGGACTCGAAGAAGAAGCGCTACTCATTTAAGTATATAATTACCTGTAAGAAAAAAATAATCTTATAAATTATATGAAAATTATTATATTTCCGCGTCCCAAATAAACAAATAAAATATCATAATTATTATATCACAAAAACATCACAAAACACAAATAATCATTATAATAAAATTAATTTTCCCCTTACAATATATCTCCAATCTTATTATAATGTCTAATAACACTTCCACAAATCCCTCTATTCCATCAACTCAAGCCACTGCCACCACGTCGGCAACTAAGTCAGCTACATCCTCAACATATTATGCATTATTAGGTTTATTACTTTTTGTTGTTGTATTAATTGGTTACAATTATTTATCATATCTCAAGTTTGCAAATGAATCATGTGATTCTTCTCCTGAAACATTTGCTCCTAGTAATAATATTCCTGTGCGTTCAGATCGTATAATTCATAACCAAAACAAACTAATCACCCCAAAAATTGTCTCTCAAACAGCTACATATCCCGAAGGTTTTGTCAGTGAAAAACTCCACAAACAAATCACATCTAATAAACAAAATACAGTTTCGAATACAAAACCAAAAACAGAATCTAAAGAATCCAAAGAATCAGTCAAATCAGATACACCGGAAAAAGGGTTAGTTAAATTATGTATCTATCATATGGAAGGATGTGGTCACTGTGTTGATATTATGAAACCCAAAAATGGACCACTATCTAAATTCGACCAATTGAAACGTCATTTTAACTCTAATCCTAAAGTAAAGATATATGATTTCAAATATGGACGTGATAAAGAAGCCGGTAAATTTAATGCATTCCCTGTTATTATGGTTGTCACATCCAATGGACCTAAAGAATATAATGGTCCACGAGAAGTATCATCAATGGCCAAATTTATTGAATCATTCTTGTAAATAAATTATTCATTTATTAATAAGATGTCTCTTGTAAATAAATTATTCATTTATTAATAAGATGTCTCTTGTAAATAAATTATTCATTTATTAATAAGATGTCTCTTGTAAATAAATAAATAAATTAATTAATCCAATTAAATAGAAATTGAATTAATTATTTCTTTTTAGATTTGGCAAATTTATCATACAATCCACTTGCCACTTCAATAAGTTCATCTTTTTTCTCTAAATGTTTGAGCATTGATTGTGGGACATCACCAAAACCATAAACTGCTCCATATAATCCACCAGCCACTGCACCAATAGTATCAGAATCACCACTATGTAAAATAGCATAAACCACAAGTTTTTCCCATTTGCCATCACAATCTAAGAGAGCATCATAAGCCATAATCATACAGAGAAATCCACTTGCTCCAATTTGTAATTCTTTGGAATCTTTATGGAAGTTATCATAAAAATACCGTATACGATGCATGGGATTTCTATTAGATTTAAGTTTAAGAGGATTACCATTTTTATCAAATTTAGTTTCGATATATCTAGTCCAATAACGAATATACATACTGTAATCATAAATATGATCAGAATCTTCAAGTGTCAGATATTTTTTGGCATTGGATGATTTAAGATATTCTAATAATAGGAAGGGCCATTTTTTAATAGGGATACCTTCAAGAGCGAATGCCACAAATAATGATGCATTCAGACCAGCCAAATAGCCATAGGCATTATAATGAGTAATAACAGATGCATCAAGACTGAGATCAATTAATGAGTCACGATTTTTTTCACCAAAATAACACATACCAATACAGAGAGTTCTCATTGCCGCACCATTACCACCGGCTTCAGGATTATAAATTAATTTATCAGTGGAGAATTTTTCATTAATGTCAGTTCCAAATACACCAGGATCGAAGAATGCTTTAATACCTTCATAAGTGGCCTTACCTTGATAACGTTCAAATTTAGGTATTTTTTTGTATTCAGATTTATTGAATGGTTCACGTGTTTCATAATTGAATCTCATAAGACCGACACTTTCATCAACAATTTTAGTGGCATCAAAAGACATTTCATTTTTGATATGTTTAATGACATTGCTAAAGTCATCTTTTTTCCCGAAAAGTAGACCACGTGCTACAGATAAATGATAAATAGTATCATCAGAGACTTTCCAATCTTTAAGGTCAATACCATTAACACCACCGAGATCAATAAATTCATAAATCATTTCATTAACATAATCGAGATCATCTCTTTTGGAGAGATCATTATAATTAAATTCCCAATCACCATTTTTAAAACCGATAGTATCACCTAAAGCATGTAATACCATAATAGCAACAAATCTGTTCTCCATCAAGAATATACACTAAGATTATACTCTAATGAGACAAATAATAATTAATAATACAATCATAAATAAAATCATATAGAAATAATTAGTGTTAATGGGCTATTAAAGAATTATTATGTGTTATATCGGGCTTAAATATTAAATACATAATAATTAAGTATACTTAGATATGTCGAATATGAATGATTTGATAAGTCAGATGAATCCTAAAAGATCAGTGAATGATATAGATATAAATAAAAAAAGTGAGAAGAAAGAAGAGAAGTTGAAATCAACAGTGAAGGAGACAACATTCAATTATTATAAGATATTAGGTGTTGAACAAACAGCGACACAATTAGAAATAAAGAGAGCATTTCAATCGAAATTAAAGAAATTACATCCGGACAAGGTAGCACAGGACAAGGATACAAAGGCAAAATATAAACTTGTAATAGAGGCAGGTGATGTATTGACAGATCCACTCCAAAGGAAAGCATATGACATGCAATTAAAGACGGATGAAACGACAAAGGATTATTTATCACAAAAGGATTCATTTAAGGAGTTTATTAAGTTGCAGGAACAGAACATAAATGAGGACAACAAGAAGATAGCAAAATTAAGTTTTGAAAGAGGGCTTCAAGAGTTAGATAAGAAACATGGATATATAGACAAAGAGACAAAGGCATTATCTAAAGATGAATACAAGAGGAAGATGGAGGATTTAGAACTTCAGAGAGAACAGGAGGATTTGGAATTGAAACCAGAAAATATGTTTAAGGGGAAGAACTTTACACAAGATGAATTCAATAAACTATTTATGAAACAGAAACAAAAGAGTGAGAAACGATCATCCAAATCAAAAACAAAGGATGGCATTGTGAAGGCTACAAATGATCTACTTGCATTCAATGATTATGATGATACATCAGGAGGAGTAAGTTTAGATAAATATGACAGTTTGTATTCAGAAGACAAATTGGAATATGGAGATAATTATTCACGTGTTGGGGCAGGTATGATTGGAATTGATGAGAATGACGAAGATGAGAAGGATGATATTAGTTTAGATTCACCAACAGATCAAGAAGACCAGGATCAAGAGGATAAAGGAAAGTCAAAGGTCTCACTGGATGATGCAATGAAGAAGTTGATGGCTGAGAGAAATCAACAAGATGATGTATTTAAAGGTTATGATACTAAAGATTATGGTTCGGCAATGGATGATAAATATGGTGTATCAAGTCAATTAGGATTTTTGGTAGGTAATAACAGTTTAGTAGGTGGTCATCAAAAGAACTTCAAGAAACACAATGTAAAAGAAGAGACCCTTAAAGCCTACAAAGAATTAACAGAATAAATTACAATTACTTTGACTATTGGAATAGTGATAAAAAGAATATATCATTTTTTATGGAAATAATTTAATAAATAATACATTATTTATTAATAAATGAGACTAAGACAATTATTGAAAAACTATAAGAACAATTTTATTCATAGATATCCAATGGCCATTAGGAATATTGGTATAGGTCTTTTTAGAGGAACTGCTGTGTCATTGTATGGTATGTTGTTATTTGAAGTATTTATGGCATGGAAGAATATCAAAAGTAAAAATACATATGGAATACCAAATAAAATAAAGCAATATGCAAAAGAGAATAATAATATTATAATGGGGAAATGATTTAAAAAATAAACAAATAATTAATAATAGAATGAGAACAGGATATTTAAGAAATATGATAAATAGAGTTACTAATTATGGAAGACGAGTATTAGATCCATCATCAGGTATTATGAGAAAGATTGGATACAACTTTATTAAAGGATCAATATTATTTGTAAATGGAATAATTATTTGTGAATTGAATTCACGTAAATGGAGTAAATCACTTACAACAAACACAAACACAAACACAGATATAGATATAGATGCAGAAATAGAAGAAGAACGTAAATGGAGTGAAGCACTTGCAAAAACAAAAACAAAAAAAGAAGAAGATTTATTGTGATTTATTGAATAGAACAGCATTTATTATTTTTGGAATTATTTGAATCATCAAAAATATATTTATTTAATTGAATATTTCTAATAGTGATGTCATTAGATATATTTGTTTCATAACTGTGATGATCCTCTTTTTCAGATTGAATATAATCATAGAGGACATTATTAAACATGGATTTAATATTCATATTGAATTCTAATTTTGTGTCATTTTGATCATCATAAATAGAAACAGTATAGAGATCGTTATGATTATTAGAGTTAACAATATTGTATATCTTTTTGCTAAAATCTGATACATTGATAAACGGATAATACGAATCATATTTAGAACTACATACACCAATAAATCTGACTTTTTTATAAGAATGCCAGAGATTTAGATAAGAGACAAAATCATCAATATCAAAAAATGATTTTAGATTATCAGATCTAGTTCCAAGAATGTAAATATGTGTATTATTGTCAACATGATCAGAACTGACTAATTCATTGAGCCATTTAGAGACATTATACATAGAGCCATCACCAGAAATAGCAGATACATCAAAACACACAATAATAATATGAGAACCTCTATAATAATTTTGGGTGATAGATTTGAATCGTTCTTGGCCGGCGGTATCCCAAATTTGTATTTTGTAATAGTTTTTATTATTATCAATGGATTTATTATTAATATTGATAGTATTGTATGATAAGATATATGGAGAATGAGGATAAGGACTAAAAGAATAATTTTTAATAATTTTTTTTTCTTCAGAGGTGATGTGATATTTTTCATTTTTAGAAATGTCATTAGGATTATGTTGTAGATCAATAGTATTAGTTTTGTCAATGGATGTATGGAATAATTTGAAATCAATACCAATAGTGGACATATACAAATCAGATTTAAATACATTATCGACATATCTTTCCATTAAACTACTTTTGCCAACAGCGACATCACCAACCAAAATTATTTTGATCATATTAAATGAATTATTTTTGTGACTCATTTAATAATTATATTTGAATAAAATTGCTAATGTGGTTGAATGATTAAAAATTTTTATTATTTTTATTGAAAGGTTTTACCAACAACAATATTAGATTTGGTTCCCTTATTTTTGGTGCCAAATGATATCTCACCAAAATCAACTATATCAGATGTCTTTGTCTTTTTTTGTTTTGATTTGTCTTTGTTACTCTCAATATCTAAGTTATCAAAATTGTCTACAAATGATTCTAACTGTTTATTGAATCTTTCATTCTTTTGATTTGGTTTATTATTTGATTTACTAGATGATTTGTTAAATATGGATCCAATGTTAGGATTTATTGATATACTTGATGCATTACTTTTTTCTGAATCATTATCATTTGATTTCTTCTTCTTTTTGTCTTCAACTGAAGAAATAATATTATCTAGTTGTTTGTTTTGACGTTCTAAATCTCTCTTCTTCTTATCATTACCTACAACAGTATTTGCAGATCTAAATATTTCAGATTTCTCATGAGCTAATTTTCTCATTGTTTCTAAATGTTTTTGTTCTTGAGCATATTTTTCTTTATTAATTCTATTAATGTCTTGTTTTGTTATTGTAGGTTCTCTCTCTGTATCAGAACTTAATAATAATGAGTTTTTGACATTATCTATTTTTGTGTTCTTCAATTTATTTAATCTTTGTAGTTCCATTTCTCTATCTTTAATTAATTTCATATCAGTGGCAATTTTAGAGGCATCTTCATGTTGTTTTTTATAATAGTCAGCCTCAATCTGTTTTCTCTTAGAATCCTCTTCAGCTTTTTTCCTTAATAAATTTAGGGCTTCATCATCATTTCTTAAAGGAGAACCCATATTCATATTGTTCAATAATGCAGGGATAGCATTATTAACTTGAAGACTTAATACTGACCCACTAATCATAAATAACAATTTAAACACAGGATCCATTTCTTTTCCAGGTTGATTGTATTTTTCATAAATCTCACCTAAGACAGTATAATAATTTGTAATATCTGTGCTCACCTTGTCTGATAATCCTGTTAGTTTAATGTCAAATGGATTGTAATTATCATTTAGTATCTCACCACCTTTAAGAAGACCAATCAACATATGACTCATCCATTTAACTGAATTCTGTTTTGCTCTAATATCACTATGTAGTTTGTATTCAAATTCCATATCTTCAAGATCAGAATCCAAACTGAAATTTTGTGATAAATTCACACCAGATTGTTTCAATTCACCTAATTTCCTTAACATATCTAATTTCAGTCTTTTTAGTTCTTTCCCTGTTGGTGCTCTCACTCCATCTGAATCACTCGATGAATGTGCAGTATGTTTTGAATATTCTGTATGATTATCTTTATTTATTGTTGATCCCTTTGTGTTATTGGTTTTGTTATTTATTTCATTATCATGACCTTCATCATGTTTCGAAAAAATCTTACTCTTATTATCATCATTGTTTGCATTGTCTTTCTTACTTATGAAATCATTAGCCTCGACATCTAACTCATCGTCATCATCTTTGTTATTTTTGATATCATTGTAATTCACTCTCTTATTAGTTGATACAATCTTTTCAGTATTAGCCATCATATTGACTAACATATCGGTCTCAGCTACTTCTTTAGAATTATCAATATCTGTCATTATATGTTTTCTGTTGGAATAAATTTTATACATTATCACGCGATTTATTATTGAATCATTTTATTTATTATTTATTGGATAATTTCATTTATTATCTTTAGATGATGCAAGACTATTAATGATTTTATTTATTGTATTATTGACAATATTATCAATAATAAAATTATTCTCACATTCTTTCAATTTATATAATGTAAATTTCATCTCATTAATGTCACTATTAATATCATAATATTTAAAATTGTATCCTTTCTCTCTATATTCATGTAATTCCATTAATAAACTAATTATCTGATTATTATCATTAGTACTCATAATTAATATTAAATATGTATCCAAAATTTTAAATAAATAAATTGTGAATTATTCAAATCTGAATACAGGACTAAATACTCTGGCCATATTTGTGTCAGTTGAATTAATTAGTTCAATTGTCATATCATTTGGTAGACCAATAATTTTGTATTTATTATTAGTCTTGTCAAATTGATAATAATACTCAATCATTTCATTAATAGTGTCATATTCCATATTACTATTATTACTCAAAACTTTATTGAACAATTCAATACCATAATTATCAATCACTTCCTTTATTGATCTGTATGTTTCAATAATTGGACCAATATTTTTGTTATTTTTGCAATATTCCATGTCTGTATCTTTGGCTTGTTTAATTAATTCTTTTGTTTCTATTTCTGGAATATTCGAATTAGATGTTTTAGTTTCATTAATATGATTAGTTATTAGTTTGTAGGAAATTTGATCTACAATATTAACAATTTTTTGAGCAGTGTATATTTTGATTTTATTGAAGACCTTCTTTTTGGAATAATATGAGAATAATTTTTCATTCATACCTTTAATTAATGATTTCATATAATCATTCTTCCATTTGAGTTCCATATCAATAGTCAGATTATTAATCATCTTGATATCCAACATTCTATTATGGTCAAATTTATTATCCATTATTGTATTGATGAATTGTCCATTTAACAAAAAGTGATCCACAAAAAATGGAATAATAGGATACATCATAATAAGTTGATATTTAATGAAGTACTTTAATGTATTATGATGATAATTATTTTTCACAAGTTTAATGTATTCATCTCTAAGTGATTGCATTTTATGGAATGCTTTATTGATAACATTTTTATAATTGAGATTATGATAATCTTTGATCACATCTTTCAATACAATATTTATTTCATTAAGGAATATCTTTTCAGGAAGACCAATAATTTCCGACTTATTTGCAGGATTAGATTTAATTGTTTTATAAGATAGTTCAATCCATTCTTGTTCTTTATATAATTTTTCAATAATTGATGAACATAATTCTTGATCAAAATAAGAATCATCAGATCCATTAGAGGCACTAGCGAAGGTAAATCTAACAGCATCTGCAGAATACATATTGATGGCCTGGTCAAGAGTTTTAAAATTACCTTTAGATTTGCTCATCTTTTCAACGATAACTGATTTAGATTCTTTAGAAGAATTGTCAGTACGGACAACTTGGATATAACCATTAATTTCATAACTGACAGGACCGAAAGATTTAATATGAGATTTAGAAGGGTAATATTTATGGAGTCTTTCAATAAATTCATGATTCCAGATAATTACATGATTATATATACACATTGCAAGATGATTGTTAATTAAGTCTCTGGCAGAGACTCTTAAATCAAGTGGATACCATTTAATAAATTCCTCTCTTAATGGAATATATTTAGAATATTTCTGATTATTGTATTCTTTGAGAAGGAAAATGAAATCAAATACATCATTATCAAGTTCATCTGGTTTAATATTAAGATTTTTGAAATGATGATACACTGTATACAATGCCATATATATAGTTGAATCTGAAAGTGAATCAATTAAATATTTTTGTTTAGAATCGTTAATGATATCTTTAGGAAATTCAGATCCAAGACCATAAGATCTAGAACATGGCCATTGATCCAACCAATTAATAGCAATTTGGAGAGATTTTTTAACATCTTGATTATTGAAATGCATATTATTAAGATGATTATGGGCTAATTCTTTCCATTGACTATTACCATAATCAATATACCATTGATTCATTTTGGCCACAATAAGACGTTCACCAGATCTGGATAAGGCAAGTTGATCAGGTTCATAATAGACATAAACATTATCCATATTTTCCATATTATTTCTCATTTTAAGAATGTCAATATTATTAGATGAGAAATCTGACATAATAGATTTATTTAGAGATCTTGAACAAATAATTTTCATTTCGTCAAGATCTTTAGAAATGATTTTGAATGAATTATTATTATTAAGTTTTTTATTTAATAATTCATGAGCAATCATATTGTATTCAGTTTTGGATTCATTATCAAATGATTTAATAATGGGAATTGGTGTTATCTCATATCTTTGGCAATCATCACCTTTATCTTTAGAGAGTGTAATAATATCATTCATGTGATGATTATGAACTCTCATACCTATATTATCAATCAGAGACTCAGATGGAACGGACATAATAATACCGGTTCCTTTAGTTGAGTCAACATAAAGTGATGGGACAATATTTTGATAATTTAGGGAATGACAATAAATTTTTCGAGTTATGTTATTAATCTTATTGTCAGTCATATTGATTCGGAGACCGATTAGATCTGAACCTTTAATATATGAGACAAGTTGGAAATCGATAACATTAATATATTGATGTTTGAATGAGACAATATTGTATTCTTGACAGATCCAATATTTGATGACACCATCAGAGAACTTAATTTGATAAAGACCATATGTAAGGTCTTTATTAATCCATAAATTAGTGACACCGAAAATAGTTTCAGGTCTAGAAGTCATAACCAAGAGATCAACATGTTTAATAGATTTGTCATTATTATTAAAAAGAAGATTAAGTATTTTGGTGAAGTTGAGTTCATATTCTGAATCCAATCTGAAAGTGATTAAATATGATTTGTGTGGTTTTGCATCTTCACCTACAGAACGATCATGACCGAGACAAGGTTGATTTTCTTTAATTGAGAATAAGTCATATCTAGAACCGAATTTGAGAACACCATTTTTATGAAGATGTGAGAATTGCCATTTAACAAATTTATCATAATATTGGTCAAGATCAGTAGTGATAAATGATCTAGATGGGTCATAATTATAGCCAAATCTTTCAAGAGTATATTTAGCCAGATTAGGGAAATAATATGCCCAATATTTTGGATCAGCAAAATGATTAATTTGATCAGGAGGGATATCCATTTTTAACATAGTATTGTATTGACTATTTTCAGGAAGGTCGATATTATTTTCAATAGATTTGATATCTTGTTTTAGTTTATCAGATGCAGAGACAATTGGCATACCAGTCAGATGAAATGAGAATGGTTGTAATACATCAGACCCAATAATTTTATGGAATCTAGAAATGAAGTCAACTTTAGACATAGTAAAACCATGACCCAAATGAAGACGACCATTCATATATGGATATGGAAATGTGGCAAAATATTTTTCCTTAGAATCTTTTGAATAATTTGAATCTTTAGAATCTTTAGAATCATTCCATAATTTGAGGACAGATTCTTCAGTGGATCTAAGACGGATAGCTTTTGCAGTCATGTCTAATATTAATGGATAATATTGATGGATAATATGAAATGACGGATATGATAATTATTATGATTATCAATTTTTCTAATTTATCACTAATAGAGAAAAATATAATCTCTTTTGTATAAGAGAATTATTGAACTAATATTATCTGTCAGTATTGTATATAATTAATTAAATCCGGTGATGGATTCATATTGTAATATTAATGATGCATATTTAAATAAAGGTTTCAATAATAAATCCATACTTGGTGACAATAATTTATATTCACTTTCATCTGATGATTTGGAAAAGATGGCCAGGAAGATCAATGATGATAAATCAAAAAATGTTTATAATGGTTATAAAAAAAGTAGTAGAGAACTTGAAAGAGGGGCAAAGACAATACAGAATATGCAAATGAATAATACAGATAGAGGAATGTATATCCAACCAAGGACAATAAATGAAACACCGGAAAGCGAGGGATTTTATTCTGCACAGGGTGAATACTATAATCCCAAATCAATGGAAGGCACATTAATAGGGAACATACATAAAGGCAATATCAAAAGTGAGAGTGAATCAGAAGGAATATCAATATCGATAGACACACCAACAGATAGCATAGACAATAATAAATCAGACAATTCATCGGATTTCAGTTCAGAGTCATCAATATCATCAGAATCTACAGAATCATCAAATTCAACAACATGGGACACAAATGAAATAGATAAACATATTAGAACAAAGTCAAAATATAATAATAAGAAAAAAAGTAAAAGACATAAATGTATTGATTTTGATTTACAGAGTGTAGATTCATTAGGGAGTTTAGATAGTGGAGACAGTTTGTTAAGACATATTAGATTTTGTCATGAATGTAAATCAAGGGTAATAGATCTAATAAGGAAACATAAAACAGATAATAAGAAAGTGAGACAACAATCGGCAAATGATAAAATAGAAAATAAGACAATTAATAATAACAATGTTACTGATGATAATAAGAAAGATATATATACAACATATGAATTAAAGGAAATAGTTATGATAGTGTTATTAGGTATATTGGTGGTTATGTTATTAGATTTTATGTTTAGAAAGTGAATTAATTAATCAACACAATTTGCAAATTGTATTGATTCAATATTTTCTGTAAGAATTGTATTTGTTGTTATAATTATTATAATATTTATGTCCATTATGGTTATAATTATGGAATTTATGGGCATTATGCCCATAATGGTGATCATTATCATAACTGTCATTATCATCAAGAACTGCCATTGGTGGTCCTGTAATTAATTGTCGGTCAATATCATTATCATATTTTTTGTTATATTGATTATTATGATTATTGTGATGACTATAATGATTTGATTTTGAATATTTATTATGATTACCATATGAGCCCTTATTGGATTCTTCATGATGACTGAAATCAATTATTACTTCTTTGACATGTTTTTTATTTTTATCATCATCATCTTTCTTTTCATTCTTTTCATGTTTCTCATTATGATCATTGTTTTCATGTTTTTCATTATGATCATTGTTTTCAATCTGTTTATGTATCTCATTAGTTGTCTCAATATGTTTTTCATTATGTGTAACATTATGTGCAACATTATGTATGGCATTAGAATGATTATTGGATTTATTATTATTAGAATTATTGGAGTTGTTTATTTTGTGTTCGATGTCTTTCCATGTTATGAACATACTTGTATCAGAGAGGATTATTGTATCGAAATTATCATTACGTAAATTAGTAGATACATATTGAAGACATTCGAGGGGATCATATTCTTTACATTCAGGGATTACAGGGACAATTGAGAATATCATATCTGTGGCAAGATCATCATCAGACTCTTCAATACGTCTATGACAATACTGTAACATTTGTTTATAAATAAGCTGTTTTTCTTTTTGTCTACGTTCTCTTTTTTCTATAATTTTTTGGGATGTGAATGTTAAATTAGGTTCATTATTGAGTGGAGTATTTTTGAATATACTATCAATATCAAGTCTATGAGAACTAGACCCAGTAGTTCCACCAGTAGGGAATAATTTATTAATATTCATTTATGGAAGACAATTATATTTAGCAATGATAATATTATTGTAGTTTTTCAAACTCATTTAGAATAATTTAAAATTTAATGTAGTGTTCTGAATTTAATAAACATTATGTTTACATATTAATAAGAAGAATGAACAATAATTATGAAGACAAATATGATATAAATGAATTATTGGATAATGAGATAAAAAATATAATAAATGATAAAAAAGAAAATAAGGAAAAAATATATGACACATTGGTATTAAGTGGAGGATCGGTCAAAGGTGTAGCACAAATAGGGGCATTATATTGTTTAGAGAAGAATGGATTACTGAAAAATATCAGGACAATAGCAGGATCATCAGTTGGATCAATGGTAGGATTATTGTATAGTGTTGGATATACACCAATAGAAATGTTTAAGTTTATCAAATTATTGAATCTGAATAAGATCAATAATATGGAACTTGGAAATATTATTGACAATTATGGATTAGATGATGGATCACGTATTATTATGGTATTGAATAAAATGATTAAGGCTAAAGATATTGATCCAGATATAACATTTGAGAAAATGAGACACAAAACAAAAAAAGAATTAATAATTACGGGATCATGTATTAATGACAAGAAGATTTATTATTTTTCACATAAAACATATCCAAATATGAAAGTGTTAGATGCAGTTAGAATAAGTATATCAATACCATTAATATTTACTCCAGTAAGATTTGAGGGGAAGATATTTGTTGATGGTGCATGTATTGACAATTTTCCAATTCATTTATTTAAGGACAAAATAGAAAGAGTGATAGGAATATATGTAACAGAGAAACGAGAGACAATAAATGAAATAAAATATATTGACCAATATTTAATAAATATGATACAATGTTTATTTGAGGGTATTACTTATCGTGAGACAATATATCATAACCAAATAATAAAAATACATTGTTCAACAAATCAACAAACATTAAAAGACATAATTAATCTATTTGAAGATGGATATTCATCTGCACAAAAAAATATTTCATTATTCCGGAACCTAAAAACATATATATAATTTTATACAAAATTATATAAAAATTAGTATCCAATAATTATTATTTTGATAAATCAGCAATGATATTATTCAATAATTGGTTATGTTGTTTAACTGTCATATTATATTTGAGTTTGTAGTTTTGTATTTTTTGTTTAAGATGATTTATTTTATTTACATAATGTGATACATTTTGATCATTATGATTATTAGAAGTATTAAGTTTAGCCATACATTTGGAGAGATTGGCACTTGTCTCTTTCAATAATTTTTCATGAGATTGTATTTTAGTAGAGAGAGCATTGACATTATTGAGATTTGATCTGATGATTTGTGATTTCACATTATTAGATGTATTATTATTAGATGTATTATTATT